GGCCAAGAACTCATGGTGGACATTGACTGCGGTAGAGCCTGTGGTTGAATGCGAGTCCTCCAGTGTGTATGCCGGAGATGCGGCAATCACGGCCTTATTGCGACGGCTATCGTGGTTGATTAGGTCGGCCAACTGTTGGGCGGTAGATGCTTTGTCGAATGTGTTAGCCCATGTGCTGGTGGTGCTGCCCACCGGCAATGAGAATATGCCGCCCCCACCTGCACATAGGAACACGGAGTCGGTACCCAGTGCCGCATGGTCGATTATCTTCAGTCGCACCTCGGCAGCGGCCAGTTCACGGTAGTCATCGCCCTGCCACACCTCCAATCGAAGAATCTGCTGCACATTGCGGAACAGGAGGGGAGTGGTACCCACATAGTCGGTATAGTATCGCCTCCTGTACGGCTTGTAGGTGTCGAAGTTCTTGTACTCGGCCACCTGCAGCATGGGTCGCCATGCGTTGTTGCAGATGTTGTCGATGCGGTCCTGATGGCGTTTGATGAGAGTCTCGACATGAGAACGGGATACTCCACGCAACTTTCCGTTGGTGAATACGGCAGTGTTCCTAACAGTTGCATTGTTGGCTGTGGTATGTGCATTGGACAACCCACCTGAGAAGTTTAGTTGTGAATGCGGAGCATTGTAGACAATGGCTGTTATCTCACGACTTTCAAGCATTGTGATGTCGCTTTCAATTTCAATTATATCCCCTACTTCAAACCCTGTCGCTCGATAGTCAATGGGGCTGATGGTGACACTTGTATCTGATGATGCAGCATTACCTGACAAATCCACAGGGTCTGCAGGTGGTATCTGTAGGATGTCACCCACCTTCTGTGCGGTGGTGTAGATGAGCGCATCAGGGTCGAGAGGTTGTGGTGCGCGTTCACCGGGTTGGAACACTGTTGGCATGGGTCGCCCTCACTGCACCCCATCACTACCCAGCGAATCAATGTATTGCTGGTACAGGGCCTCCACCTCTTCGTGTGACAGACCTTGATGGCGTAGTCGCTCCATCTCCCGCTTCGGGTTCTCTTGGAATCCGATGTGAACATCACCCATACGGCTCTTGATGACACTCCACGCTGCGTCTATCGGATTCATCCCCATTCCTCCTCAGGTCTTGGAACTAAACCACTACCTTCGCAGGTGGGGCAATCTATTTTGGTATGAAACCACACTCGCTTGTCCTCAATAACTATTGACCCATCACCTTTACAACGAGGACACTCTTCCAACCAATATGGAATATCTTTGATAATAGACCACGCTGCGTCTATCGGATTCAATACTCCACACCTTCTTCTATACCAGTGCTCCATGAACCTGAGCCTCTTGATGGTTCATCACTTCTCTCATCTCCAAAAGTTGTATGTGGTTCATCACTAGCCCAACCGCATTGAGGGCAAAAAAATGCTCCAGTATCTATGTTTTTCAGTAGCGCTGTATTGCATTTTGGACAACCAAGTTCTGTTTGTCTTAATTTACTATTCTTGATAATAGACCATGCTGTGTCAATCGGATTCATTGTGTGGCCTCCACCTTGCCTAGGTTGTAGTCCATCGGTGCCTTGCAAGCCCCGCAATTGGGCAACCAGCACATGTGGAGCATACCACATTGTACGCAGCGTGTCCCTGCACCAATGTTTACTACATCAGCAACCTGTCGCATACGAGTATTCTGTTGCTGAACCTGTGCGTCATCCCATCGGATGGCCTCTTCAGCAGGTTTGAGGTCTATGTCGAACGATTCAGCCTTATTCCAACCCTGCTTATTCATCCGGTCAATGTCTTTGAGTGATAAACCAGTCATTCAATTCACCCACCTCAGACAAGCGTAGCCACTGTGTAGACTATCTCACCACGAACATCGTCACATTCAATAATCGTATTTGCAGTTGGAGCCGTACCTGTGTTCAGCATCTGGCCATATAGTGGCCCTGCTGGGTCCTCTACATACAGAATCTCATTGTCAGATACTGCGACTGGGATACCCGCACCGATAGTAACAACAGTTGCAGCGATAACAGTGCAAGTACCTAATCTAGTGAAATTGGCTCCCTTGTTATCCTGTTGAGCCCAGATGACATCACCGACACTGATGACATCACGCGCATCACCTGTGGTATAATCATCATCCACAGTCAGCGCAGTAGTGGTGGCAGCATAGCCGGCACCGTTGTTGATTTGCACACCTGAGTCATAGGGGCCGTGAGGCGGAAAACGGAATGTCCATACTCTTCTGACCACGAGGCATCACCTCGCATCAGCGCTTACCCAAAGCCCACCAAGAGCCAGTGTTGTTTGTTAAGCAGTCCACAATTAATTTGTTTGGAAAAGCATCAGTCACAATAACAAATGCACCATCAACACCACCACCAGTAACATCACCATAGGTATCTCCCATGACACCACAAGCGAAAATCTTACTGAGGCTTGCCGATAGGTCTATTTGTCCATTATTCACACCAGAAGCATTGAATGTTCCAGTGAGCATGAGCATATCGCCCATAACATGCGTTCGTGTATCTGTCGTGCTTGCAAATGCCATACATCATTCCTCCGATAATTCCTCTTCTACTCCGCCGATGCCATCGTCGCTATTATTCTCTTCGGTCACTTCGACCGGATTCAAGAACTCGTCGGCCCGCTCCAATAGTTGTGCTTTGGTCAGACCTGCACGAGTGTGAACCTTATTGACCTTCAACCAGTCAATGATGTCGACTCGCCTCCAACCGGAATCGGGGAGACCATCATTGCCTAGGTCAACTGTTTCAGGCTCTGGTGCGTTGTCGTTGCCAGAGACGGTGAGACCGTTGAGTTGTGTGTGGAATATGTCAAGCGTCTCTTGCGACACATCCTGTGGTTGTCCACGAATGAGCATACCCCATCCCACACGAAGGGTGGGTAGAGGTCCATTGTATGTGACCGTAGGCAATGTAATCACCTTCAAGCCACAAGTAGCCAAACGGAACAGTTGCTTGTATCATTAGTTGTTCCATCGGTCGTCGCATCACAAGTTGCTGTTATGGTAAGAGCACTTGTTGTTAATGCGAGATTAGCAGTGGTATCCTGCCCATGACAGATAACTGCCAATATAACATTTGCATCTCCAGATAGAATTAGCGTTTCTGCATTCGCTACTGCTCCGAGAGTTAGACAAACCAGTCTCGGTTGTGCTCTGTTCGTGCCATCCGTGTTTCGTGCAAGACCATGAGTCAATGCACCCGGATAACTTGACCCACTGAGCCAAGTGTTGTCATCTTGGTCAACTCCCGCCCATAGTGGGAGGTCTAAGTCAACTGTTATAGTTGCACTTCCGCTTGTCGTGTAGGTTATTCCTCTATGTGTTGCTGCTACCATTTTTCATTCCTCCATCATTTTCGTTTGTTCCAACCTTCAACTCAGGTCACGAATGCTCCCCTGTGCGCCGAAGAACGACACCACCAACTCGCCCATCGTGCGGTAGAGGCCTTCCTGCCCCAACCTGTTGATGGCGAATGGGTCGCCCGTTTCAATGCCAGATTCAAAGTACTGGGTTGGAATCGCTGTCTGGAACCACAAGTAGTCCGTGTCGAGGTAGTAGGCACGACTGATGGTGCTAGCACCATCGGTCGCCACATCCTTGGATGGGATGATTGGAACACCGTTGTAGGTGGCCACGATGAATCCAGCCTCAATGCCGGGAACACCCTTCACGCCGTTGAATGACGGTGTGACTCTCTTGGTTTCCATGAATCGCTGTTGTGACTGCAGGAGTTGCTGAACCCGCATGAGTGTGTCATATCCAGTAAAGATTACCTTGGGGTTGCCACCACGAGTCCACACCTGTTGGAATACCGTATCCAAGTGGTCAAGACTCAAGGTCCTATTGGTTCCCTTGGTGCCGGATGCACTGACCTCGGCGCTGTGGAAGTCCGCAGTACCATCACGAGTGATGCTGTAGATGTCGTTGTCGGTGTTGGCAGTCACATATCCGTTAGCGTTGTTGATGGTGTCGGGGTCGGTCGTGATTCGGTCAAGCGACTCAAAGTCGTTTGCCGCAGGTGTCTCCACATCGGTCGTGAGCATCTGGTTCACATGGTCTGCGTGGTGCTTGCCCATCTCCTCCTTGAGGACCTGTCGAATGTCGCCAAGTCCATCGTCCTTGTCAGCGAGGAAGATTGCAACCTCGCTCATGTCGAATGCGTGGCCAACCGTCTTGGGTTTGGCCGACACATGTAGGAAAACTGGTTTGGTGGTGTCAGGTAGCGTGGCATTCTCGGCCAGACCGCCACCCTTGGTGAACGAGGGCTTCGCGGTGATGATTCTCCATCCCGACTTCTCCCACGGCTTCTTGGGGAGAATACTGAATGCATTGAACTCCTGATTGAGTTGCGACCATACCTTGCGTCCGTAGATGGCTTGGTAGGTTCCTGCAGTTGTGCTCAATAGGGGTGCATCTGCCTTGAGAATGTCAGCCCCGCTGTATGAGTACCCCGCGAGGTTCCCTGCTCCGTAGTAATACCGTTCCATGTCCTGAATTGTTCTGATGTAGTCTCGTGCCATGTTCACTCACCTCCTCGCAGAGCCGTTGTAGCAAGGCCATGCACCTCATCCCAACTGATGTTGGCGAGGTCTTCTGTCGAGGGAATCTCAATCTCTGGTTGTGGTTGGCCCTTCTGGATGAGTTCTCCAGTATCACCATCGGTAAATCCATCAATGCGGCTGGCGAGTTCCAGTACTGCCTTCTCAAGACGGTCGACTGGTTCGCGGCTGTCGAATGATGTAGCGGCCTCATAATCCGCCTTCTGGGTTAGTTCGTGGTTGAGGCGACCAGTGAATGTGTCGTTGAGTTCGTCCTTGAATGTCTGTTCCAATGCTGCAGCCTTGAAGACCGCATAGGCCTCCTCTATCTGCGCCGATGAAACATTCTCCTTGATGACGAATTGATTGCCTCGTGGTGGGTTCCACTCGCCCTCGGATGCCCGGATTGCAAACTTGTTCCCCGTTGGCT